ACCTTCACCAGTCTCGTTTAAGGTTATAGTATTATATTGATTTAAGGTTATACTCCCTTGAGCTATATTCCCGAAAGATGTCGCTCCAAATGAGTGATAATCGTCATTAGGTGCAGAAAGTCCAGTATTTGATGTTGGATTTGTAGCAACAACCTCCAGATTAGTTGTGTCAAGAGCCGCATTATTTTCAGTTTCAAGATAAAGACCTAATACAGCAGTAGAGATGCTTGCTCCACCGCCTAAACGACTTGTATCGAATAAACCCATCCATCTTATTACACCTTTCCACTGATTGTTTGTTGAAGATGCTTTAAAATAGGAAAAATAACCAGCAGCAGAAGAACTACTATAATAAGTAGCATCACCGCTTCTAATAACAGTTAAAGTTTCATCAAAATTATTTCTCCCTATATGACCATCAAAACTTGTAACTTCTGGGTGTGCGTCTGGATAAACTGTAAGTGTTGCCATATTACCTCAGTTTTTTAATATCTAGTGTATCTTGAGCTTTTGCTGGTTTGTGAGTTTTCTTTTCTCTTAATTCTTTATTCAAAAACAACCGAAGTTCATCATCTGTTTTTATATTTCCGAAATCCTCTTGAGTATATAAAACCGCATCCTTCCCACGAGCATCTTTTATAAGTTTACTGCCTTTCCCGAACCTTAATTCTTTTCCTTGTAGTTTTCTAATTCTTACATATTGATTCAATATAATTTTATCTTTGTTCTCAGATAAATCGTAGTAAGATACATCCTTATATTTTCCTTCATAAAACCTGATACCTGATTCAAGAATAAATCCATCATCATCTCTCTTAATAAACCAAAACTTATAGTCTACATAGTTCATAATTCTCCAATAAAAAAACAGCCCTTTCGGCTGTCTATTTAAAACTACTTAATGATCGGTTTACGGATAAACCTCGTCTTTGGATAGACCTCTAGCTAAACCATACCATATTTATTTATTCTTAGTCAACTATGTTAGAACGATTTGTCCATCAGGATAGATATAAGCAATCTTCTGAATTGTCTTACCGCCATACTTAAACTTCCATCCAGCAAAATATATAACCTTTTCACCCCAATCGCCCTTTAACTGTCTTCTCCCTACAATAGGGAAATAATTTAGATCAGATAAGAAAGCCCATGATTTCTGAACATCTCTAAAATCCTGTTTCTCGCCTCTATTAGTCAGCGGAATACCATCTCCTGTGGCTGGATGAATAACCTGTCCATTAATATTAAAAGTTCCTGTTTGAAAGTTAATTCTAATAAAAGTTCCTTCATCAGTAATAAGTTCATACTTATGCCACTTTCGATGATTGAATGGTGCTAAGGCATCACAGTGATCTTTAACTTGATTATAAACCTCATCATGGCTCTCTATTGAGCCACCACCTTCATAGGTAATCTTGAATTTTATATGCATATGATTATGTTATCCTATTAACAACTTCTATGTCAAAATTTCCACTAGGACAATTCTCAAGACCTCTTAAATTAAACTTATATTCCTCCCACCCATCTCCTTTGCTACTAACCTCAGTTGAAATTACTTCAGCTTTATATTCTCCCCCATTAATATTAATTATAACCTTCTCATGTGGCATTAAAGAACGATAAAATTTTCTTTTAGGATATTCGTCTCCGAAGAGCAATCTCCCCATAACCTTTGTATATTTATCTTTTAGCTTTGCCATATTTACTTCTTCTTATTCTTACTTCCCTTTGGACGACCACGTTTATTTTTTCTTGGTCTCCCACGCTTTTTCTTTTTTGGAGACTTACCCTTCTTAAGAGTAACTTTCTTAGCTTTCTCTCCTACATGGAGTTTGGCTTCTTCTTGATCTTTTATAGGTAGAAGTAAGCTTATAGCTGAATCATGCTTCTTTTTCTTGGCGATAGCGATGACGTTGAAACCAGTCCCATCTTTCTTGAGAAAGTTTGGATCATCCCACATCCCATAGTTAGCCTCAGATGTATGAACTTCAATATCTTCAAAGCAACCTAATCTTTCAAGTAATCCCTTTACAATTTCTGGAGTAAACCCAGCTTTATGAACATCATCATGTGCTTCTACAACTGTTCCTCTCTGTCCTGAGTAAAAGACACTCATGGCTAGTTCTGCATGTTCTTGACTTTGTGCCCCATCCAAAACTTGTTTAGATGCCCATATTAAATTTGGAACAATCAAAACAAATTTGCCACCAATCTTTAACACCCTAACCCACTCTCTTAATATAGCGATAGTATCTCTATAGCTAAAGTGTTCTAGTAAGTGAGATGAATAAACCATGTCTGCGAAACAGTCTTCAAAAGGCAATGCTCTAGCGTCTGCAATCACATCTGGTTCAACATCTGGGTTGATGTCTAGTCTAATTCTTTTTCCTTCTGGCACCCAATACTGTGTATCTCCACAGCCGATGTCTAGTACTACGGCATCACCAGTCTTCATAGTACCTTCATATCTTGGTCTTGCCTGTGGCATATCAGGAGTAATCCCAAACACTCTACCAGTTCTTTTATCTTGATGTTGACATTGGATTGAACAATCAATCCATAGATCATATCCAGTATATTCTTTTATCTTCTTAAATAAGAATAAATCTTCTGTTGTGGCTGGGGCTGCTTTTTTATTCTTATAAAGCTTCGGATCAATCTTACCAGCTTTAGCTTCATTAAGTTTCTTTCCAACCTCTGCCAATTCCTCTGTTAACTTTTTAATCTTCTTCTTGTCTCTGTCTTTTCCGCGAACTATCTCAGCACCTAATTGATCTGTAATTCTCCACTTATTAATATCGTAGATTGTTCGTGGATCTTCAAATCCATAATTACAACTAAACCAAGGTTTAGGCATCTTCTTAAATATTTCTGTATCTATAAATAAACAACCAGCACCAGCTCCATCTGCTTTAATTAGGTCTGTAGTTTTCCAGTCCCAGAAACTTCCCTCTAGCTCTCCCTTAAAGATCAATGGCACTGGAGGATTAGATTTAGACCAGTAGACACCAGAAATCACTTTGTATTTTGGATCGCTTTTCCATAGTTTAATCATCTTCAGAAGTGTATCTGTTGGAGGGATAGTATCATCGTCTACAAAAAGTGCCCACTGACAGTTGTTCTTCAAAGCTAATTCGGCCAATCTCTCTTTAGCTAGATCCACACGTTTATTTCTAATCTGTAGACGCATCGTTGTCACAGCAAGTCCAGCACCTAAACTACCCATAGCGTTAGCCCAATCATGAGTTACGTTTGAGATAGTACCATCGGCTTTATCTAATATAGGGACACATACTGCCCCGAAGTATGATCTGAAAGTTCCTTCTAAGGACATATTACTCCTTTGGTTTCTTGATTATTATTTTTTGTTTAAAAGCTGGAGATTTAATTTCTTCTTCAATCGGAGTCTCATACACTTCCATCCTCATTACCATATCTTCACAATTATTACACCAAATATTAAGTAAAAAGAAAGAAGGAATAAGTCTTTCATCAACAGTATCTTTGAATTCTCTAATCTGTAAAGATAAATTAATACCCTTCTGGCATTCTGGACATCTAATTAATACATCACCCTTCATATCTTTGAGTATACTATATTTCTGGTGTTTTCAATAGTGGAGATTTTGCTAAACATATCTTTAATGAGATATAATATAAACATATATGAAAATACCTAATAAAATTATATTATTAGTCGTAGACGATTTAAGACATGATGCCGCTCGAATCCTCTGGCCTTATTTTAACATAATTTTTACACAACACTATACTTCAAATAACTGGACGCTTCCAGTGATGGCTAGAATGCTCACAGGGATGCTAGACACTGGATTAAACTACTATAAAAAGATGTTCTCTGAGGAAATATCTGAAGTATTGGCTAATGGTTTAAAGGTTCCAACTATAGGTAAATTCCTAAAGGATGATGGATGGATTACTTACTCAAAAAACGAGGGAATATTTGTTGGTCCCGTCTTTGGATTCGGAAAATCTAGTGAATGGGATGTATGGGATTCAAGATATAAAGGTAACGGAACAAATTTATATAAACCAATATTTACACATGATAAGAAAGAATTTAGATTTTACCATGATGGATACGTACATGACTATCTGGAAGATGGGAGTAAAACTTATAGGGTTATGGATAATATAAAGTTTGGCAAAGCTCTTGCTAAAAAAGTTAAAGTTTACTATGCAAATACGCTGATCGAGATGGAGAAGTGGGAGAGAGATTATTGGGCAAGAGCGGCAAATCTATGGAGTATCTTAGACTGGATACCAAAATCAGACGCTTTAGTCATTCTCACATCAGATCACGGAGAAACATTCCATGAATATTATAACGATCACACTCATGCTGGCTCACACATGGTAGAGGAAGTCGCTAGAGTCCCCCTGCTAATCCACTGGCCTGAACATAAGCGTATGCGAGTAAGTATGCTTACTAGAGATATAGATGTAGCTCCAACCATATTGGATTTCGCTGGGATAAAACAAACTCAAACTGATGGGTTGAGTCTAATCCCTCTTATTGAAGAAACCAAAAAATATAAAAGCATATTAACAGATCACTATGTTCATCGTAGCGGAGAATTGTGGAAATACTATTTCTCCCCCACTGAAAAGAAATTATCCTTTGTAAAGAAACTGTGATATGGCATACGCTCTAACAAACTTTCCAGATACATTGCCAAAGCCAAGAGATGTCTTTAAAGAAAAGATGAAATCAGCCAAAACGCCTACTGAAAAAGCAGTAGTATGGATAGATGAAGTCAGTAAGAAGAATAAAAATAGTCAAGACAGTTGGCCTCCAAATAGACTAGGAACAACTCTGTCAATACCTAAATAGTTATGATTAGTACAACAATAGTTTGTTTCAATCGACTTTCTTATACCAAGAAAACAATTAATTCCTATCTAAAAAATACTGTTGTCCCACATGAACTGATTATTGTAGACAATAACTCTACGGACGGAACTCAAAAATATCTCTTGAGCATGTTACATAAGCATAAAAAGATTGTTAGAGAGGTCATCTTCAATACTAAAAACGAATATCCAGGCAAAGCAACAAATCAGGGTTGGGAAAAAGCTGATAAAAAGTGTAGATATCTTCACAGGTCAGATAACGATATGATTTATACGAAAGGTTGGGATAAAGAAGCACTACAAGCCTTTAAAGACTTCCCTCGCATGGGGCAACTTGGATTGACGAACGAGTTATATCAAGTAAAGCCTGAATTCCACAGTCAATATATTAAAAAAGTAACCAAGGGAAAAAGTACACTCTCCACAGCTATGAACAGATTGGGGAACGTTGGCGGTACATGCGTAATCAAAAGAGAAATCTGGGATAAAGGTATCAGATGGCAGGAAGATAAGTGGGATAGTTCTATCAACGAAGACTCGAAATTTTCATGGGATGTGATGAAAAGCGGGGAATATGATATCTATGAGTTAATCTCGGGTAAGGTTAAGCACATCGGTTTCGGTGATATCCAACAAAACTTTAACTATTATTTCAAATCTTACTGGCAACGTGGATGGTTAAATCACTTCTATGAAAGATTGAAGCTCGAACAAGAGGGCAAGATAAAAGATCACAGCGTTACTTAGGATACCACTCTTTAATTAAGGGTACCCACTGTTTATAAGTAAGTTTATTTTTATATCTACGAGTCTGACGATCAGCGTTGATCTCTAAAGAAATCTTAACCATCTTTAAAACATCAGATGCTGTTCTTAATCTTTCACCCCTCGCAACGTTTCCCTTAACAATACCTCTAGTCGAATTCCAATAATCAATCGCCTTAATAAACAATTCAGCCTTCTTTTTCTTAACCTGTAGATATGGATATAGTCTCTTTGCAAGCTCTAGAGAGTCTTTGTAATTCGTTGTCTGATAAGTAGTTATTGGGTAGTAATCTTTCTGTTGTTTCTCGTAAACCTTTCCAAATCCAACTCTCTTAGCTATCTCGTCTAGATACCAACGACGATCAGCCCTTGATGTTATACAGACTTGTGACCATACCGATAAAGATGGAGTCTTACTATTATGTTGCTTTCTCAAGCTAATAGTAAAACAACCATCTCCGTCAATTAATCCTGATAACCAGATATAGAAATCTCGATCACTTTTTAACATATACTAGAGTATATAACGACTCTAGTATATTGTCAATTTATGATTCATCATATATCCAAGTGAATCCACCATAAGGAGTGTCTCCAGCAGGAGCCGAAGCACCTGATGTCAACTGAACTCTCAAATATGAAGGTCCATAACCTGTTGCACTTCCTAGCGTAAGTGTAGCTAGGGCAATAGCAGCATTGGTAGCTGAACCAGTTGGAACACCAGTATCACTAGCACCACCAGCGGTAGCTGCTGTAGCAGATGCAGTTGATTGTGTATAACCAGCAGCACTTGTGCCAACAGCGGCATAGTTTGTGTTTGTGAATGTAGTTGATTGGTAAAATCGAATATTACTAAAAGTATTTGTTGCGTTTGTAGAAAAATAAGGTCTAAAGTGTAGACCAAAAGAGTTCTGACCAGCAGGAATATTTGAACCAGCAGAATTATAGTTCTGTGTACCAGCGTTAGTAGCTTGCTTGAAGTTCCAAAGAGAACCTGTAGCACCTAGTAACGAAGCAGAACCAGTATCTGATCCATATTGCTGAGCAACACTAAAAGTAGCAGCCATGTATTATTCACCACCTTTCAAAATTACAAATTAGCCTTTCTTGGCTTTTATATATTTCTTCTCACTAATTTTTTTAGCTTTTAAATAAGCTTGTTGATCTTCTGGAGTAGCATCCACCAAAGGTAGACCTGTTGAGTCAATACACTCAACCACCTTGTCTTTCTTTAAAATTTTCTTAGCCGTCTTGTCGTCAACAAAGACAACATCTCCAGCTTTATTACTTTTCATATTCACTAAATATCTTATCCACATAGAACCTCCTTTTTAAACAATAAAAAAACCGCCAATGCGGTTTCTAATAGATTAGATTCCAAATAAGAGCCTGAATGCCCTTAAAGAAAACCCTTCATACTATTCTAGACAAATAAATCTAATTATGTCAAGTGCGGATAAAGCCAAGGATAGTAGTACCAGATAGAGTAGTAACTATTACTTGAGAATTAACGAAGAATTTTCTTACTTCACCTGGATCAAGTTTATATCCACCCATCCCTGTTGTTGATAGATAGCATGGAAATTTACCCTGATTCTTAATAGTAGCTTGACCCTGTGTATATCCATCAAAAAGTTTGACTTTTCCCTTGATAGGAATTTCTCCAATTAATAGTTCTAAGCACTCGTCACGCAAAAACTCAGGCATGAAATCTTTTAATCCACGAAGAAAATCAAAGTAAAGTTTCTTTAATTGCTTTCTGTCGTCAGCGTTTGGAATTTCTGGATTATCTACTCCCCTGCCCATAAAATCTTTACCTCTTTACTAAATTTTGGCATTGTCATACAACGACAACGAACATGTTGTGGCGATGATAAAACCCCTCCTGGGAATTCATCACCAACTTTTACATCACCAGCTTCTTCATTGGTCATACATTCAACACAAACCATCTCATCCCTACTCGTTATCCAACTATGAAGTTTGATCTTGTTACGCTTAAATACTTCAACTTCCATCTCTCCCATAATTAAAGCAGCCTCTTGTTCGGCAACTACCTCAGCTCTCTCTTTAGCAGATGAAGTGGCGTTTCTTCTAAGCATAGAGGCAATCTCATATTCAGATAAACCTTTATTAACGCCCTCTTCTATTGTTCTAGCAATCCAATCTTGTGTTGTTCCATCAACGAATTTAACTAACTCTGATGGTCTTTTTTTGATAGAAGCAAGTAGAGCTTTATTCTCAAGTTTGAACTTAAGATCAGACTTAAGCTTATTAACACCAGACTGACCACCTTTATTCCCAGCCCATTCAATATACGAAGCTATCTCAACTTCAGTAATAAAATTAGTCAAAGGAATCCATATCAATATAATGTTCTTAAGTAAATCTTTATTATTAAGTTCTTTAACTGCTTTATTCACTCCAATAACCTGAGCAACTTTATTCTTTTTAGAAAAAAACAAAATCTGCTTAAGGATAGCCTTCTCAATCTTCTTTCTAAAATCGTGGTGTTTCTTGTTATCTAAGGTGTCATGTAGGGCAATATTAAATCTAGCTTTATAAAAGAAAGCCTCAACTGCTCTTTTGACCCTTTTTAACTGTTGTTTTTTCATCGACTATATCTTTCACATTATCATAAAGCTCTAACATAGATGTTAGCATGTTATTCTCATGACTAATGAAAGGATCAAATAATTGATCTATATCCTCTCTTTTCTTGATTGTCATTAAGCCATCTCCAATAATCCTCTTAGTTCTAGAATCAATTATTTCAGAACTGAAAGCTCTAAATTCACGATTCTTTTTGAAATCGTTTTTAGTTGCCTTTTTCCATCTCTTCAACTCTTCAAACAATTCTTTATCAGCAATTTTTTTAATCTTGCTAGTAACTGAATTATCTTTAGGTGGAGCTGTCTTATCTTTTGGTGTACCAGGTTTATCTTTCGGTACGGGTGGTTGTCCAGTTCCATCTTTAGGTAAATATGATTGTGGCAATATAGGTGTTCCTTGCTCTGACATCTCAATCAAGTCTTTAACAAACACTGGACCTGTAGGCGTAGTAATATAGTGACCCATCCCAATCGGCTCATAACCTTCTCCAATCCTCCACTCGTCAACTGATACGGCACCATACCCAACCAATTTAGCGAATACATCAGCCTCCTCTTTCTTATTAGTTGGATTGATATTTGTCCATACAAATTCAAGCTCATCTTGTCCTAAATCTTCCTGAACCATGCGATCAAAGATCTCTTTCAAGAAGTTAGCAGTTGGATAAAGACCACGTTCTTTACCGATTTCCCACTCTGCCTCAGTTGCCCCTTTGCCCCTATCAAATTGAAAACCAATAGACTGTGGTGGTACTTCCATTACTGAACAAGTATTAAGCAATAGCCACTTCTCAAACCTATCAAACTTCATATCGTCTGGTTTTCTAATTGGATGCCACTGCATTCCCTCTGGTAAGAATTTAATCTTTCTCTGAAATCTTGGATCACCTGAAAACATAGCATCCCACTTGCTTTGCCATACCTGCATCTGCTCTGGGCTATCAGCAACTTCCTTTGGAAGTTCGACAAAGCCCTCTGGAACATTCCCTTCTGTTAAGTAAGCAAGGTTATAAGAAGACAGTTTTAAAGCTGTTGTTACTGTGATAATTAGTGTTTCTACTGGGCTTAACCCATATGGGGTGTTAGTCCTTGGGTTCATAAGTCTATAAATTAATTCATCTGTAGATAGCTTCGCTGTTAATTTCCCATCAATGACCTGAACGTATGCTTTACGTGGTGCCGCAGGAACTGTCCCATCCTTATTTAGCATCAATTTAATGGTTGCACTATCTATTGGTAAATATCCATATAAATCACCTTTCCTATTCAGACGCTTATAGATAGACACAGCATCCAATACCATCAAGTCCTCAATGATTTTATTAACAAATATTCTGAAACTCATTGTTTCATCTCCAGTAGGATATTTTAAGAAATCTTTTGTAGTCTTAGATTCTTCTCTTAATCTATCTTTCTTCTTCTTATCTTTAACAACTTCACGAGGAACAATATCCCAATCTAACTGTGTAATTTGTCTTTTGCGATAATTGACACAAGACCTAAGGATCGGATAGAACAAAGCAAACTCTCTTAAAATACCATAACTGATTCCGCCAGGGAAACTCTTCTTAACTACCTTTCTATTAATCGTACCAGCACCATCTGGATATGTGTCAATTGGTAATGACTGTGTCGTTAATCTCTTTTTTAATTCTCCATCTTTCTCAATCGTTTCTTCGAGTGATTTCTCAATCACAGGGTTAATAACTCTCTTCAAAAGATTATCAAAAATTCCCATATTATTTTACCTCTTTTATCCTTTGGGCGTTTACTCTTATCCAATCTATCAAGCCAGGATTTTCATCCTTACCTGGTTGGCTGTAGTAATCCAAAAGAGCCTTTCCTGTTAACGCTCGAGATTGAGCCATACGAGCAAAATTTAAGGCGTGGAAATAGTGGTCAGTTCCTTGCCTGGTCTCAACCCAGAAAGCAGTTTCCTCACCAGTTCTTCTGTTTTTCTTCGTAACTCTCGTTAACGATCTTAACTGGTTATAGAAACCTGGAACTGTTTCTATGTTCCTTGGCAGCTCTACCACCTTATTTTGTATATCACTTACAAGATAATCCAGACTGATCGTCCTGTCAAGTTTAACCTCATATTTTATATTGTCCCACCTAAAATATTCTTTGACAGTAAACTTGGATGACGGATAGGTTGCTGCAAATATCCTCCTGGGAAATTTCTCTATCAATTCTTTTACTAACCCCTGTTCTGGCAATTTATCAACGACAGCAATTTTAATATCATAAGCTCCCATAACACTCTCAATGCTATTAGCTGGTCCGAAGAATTTGCTAACAATACCTGCCCAAACTACACGATATCCTTCGCCTTTTATTTTCTGGACAACAACAACGTTATGGACTTTACTACCAATATCAATACCAGCGAAACAAGACTTTTTGGATTCAATAGGAATCTCATACTCTTTTTTACATGCGTTTAACTCAGAAATTTGGACAACCTGTCCTGAAACCTCGTAAGGAAGCCCAAGGTCTTGATTATAAAACTGCTGTAAAGCAGAAAAACCTATAAGTTTTGCACTCCGATATTTCTTAACAATATCAGCAATAGTTACTGATGGATTATACATCCCATTAACTCTATATCCATGAACATCACTAGATGGGTTTTGAGCTTCCCATCTACCATCAACAATTCTTTTCATCTTCTTTTTACACTGACGGCAAACACAAGTTTTATTTTTATAATTAATATTCTTAAAGAAATCTAACTCTTGCCATAATCCACAATTCTTACACTTAATCTGCCATACTCTTTGATCGCTATCTAAATAGGCTTGGTGAATAGCATGCTTTGGTAGAGTAGGAGTAGAAATTTCACGTCTCCACTTTAGATCAGAAGCGTTCATACGCTTATCAATAAAAGGAACATTCCTTTCGTCAAACCTATCTCGTTCATCTAAGAAAACACAATCAGCATCAACAGAAATAATCTGTTTCTCGTTTGTGCTACCACGAAAATAAATATCTCCTTTGCCTATCTTTTTTAAACCCAACGTCTCGACTCTTTTTCCCTGAACAGACTCAACCCGATCTTTTAAGTAGTCAGACATGTTAAGAACTGGATTAAGACGAGCTTGGACAAACTCTTGTAACTGCTTCTGGGCGGGGAATGTGTTACCAGTCCAATAAATTGATCCCTTTCTCCTAGCTAAAAATGTTCCGTTATCTGTTCTTGGACACCAAACAATACCATCATAGTCAATATGCTTCCTATGTAACTTCCTTACAGATATATTATTAGATAGATATAATTGCATATTAGATGATCCGTCTTTTCTTTTTACAATCCTTGTTGATATGCCAGCTAAAGAGCAAACCATAGTCCATATGTCAATTCTTTGCTTATTCTTCTGTGTAAAGGCTCTAACTAGATTGCCTCTCTTTGTTTTTCTTCTCCACCCGTCTGCATCTAGTGATGTTTCTATAAATATATTCAATTGGTTTTTTGTTAAAGATAAAATAAATTCTATTGATGGAACTTTGTTTGGCATTACTAACCTTATTTTTCTTGCTACCTCTCCCTTAAACATAAGCTGAACACAATTAGAGTCGTTATTGGAAAGATGTTCTTTATAGCTAAGTTTGTTGAGTTTTAGACATCTTTTTATCTTCTGAACTTTATCATGATTAACTTTCTCTGATTGTGTTATACCTATTAAACTTGGTCCTATGCCTCGAATTCCTTTTCCCTGTGCTTTTGCAAAGTGTCCATCTGTCCAAACCCAAGCACATAATTCAACAAATTGATTTGAGTATGTTTTGTCCTTTGGTAAATCGGCACAAGAAACAGCACGAGGAATATATTTATCTCCAATAAACATATCTTTGGTTTGTGTAAAGTAAAAACCCTGCTTCTTATGTTTGTTGATCCACCCATCTTTTACTATCCATCTATGATTGTTAGTAACAAGTGCAGAAAACTTATTTGTCTCCAATAAAATAAGTTTAGTTTTAACCTTCTTGGTAAAAAGCTCTTTAGATTTTTTCCACTCACTCTTTCCAGTTATTTTATTCATAGTAAGTATAACTTCACCATCTCTTATCTGATTAAACCTTAACCACCCTCTTTTAGATAAAAGCTCTGTTTTTTCGTCTACGCAATAGAGTACATTCTTCCCTAGAATATCAGCAATCCACACAGCCTCAGAAATACCACGCTCAGACAATCCCATCTGTGATGCCTTGGTATACACAATATTGTGATACTGGTCAGTATAGATTTGTACTAAATATTTCCTGTCGGAGAATTTAAGAGGTTTCCCCTTTGAGGTAAGCCAAACTGCTTTTACCCAAGTGAAATAATCAGACAACTTCTCCTTCTTGAACTTCTGCTGTGCCTTTATTAGCAGTTGCTTCTCCAGCACGGCTAGCTCTTTCTCGTTTAACTTCTGCAAGGAGCTTGAGAACGCCTTCATAATCAGAATCCTTTAATAATTTGTCTAAATTTGTATTCGGTAATTCAATGTTAATCTGCGTTAATCCTCCACCATGAGGAGCCCTTTCGCCCATACCTAAAGCTTTTCGCTCTTCTTTCATCCCAGCAATAACCATACGTCTTGCCTCATCAATAGTTTCAATCTCTAACGTTTTTAATTTCTTTGCAGCTTTAGCTTGAAGATATCTCGCCAATCTTGCCTGTCTTTGTCTGACAGCAGTTACCTCATCAACACTTTGACTAACCATCTTATTCTTAGCCTCATCTGTCATCCTCTCTTGAAGTGCCTTCTTCTCAGATGCCCACCCCGCTGTCTGGTTAAAATTAGTAGTAGGAATTTTCTTAGATTCTAGAAACTTCTTTACCGTCAACCAATCTCCAGTGAGATATTCACGCTTCAATTTAGGCCAATTCCACTTACCTCTTGTTGCCATGTTTTTTTACCTTCTTTGGTGGCTTCCAATTCTTACGTTCCACCTTAAGATTATTATACACCTCAGTGAATAAATTGTCCCATAGTGGTGAAATTTTCTTCCAACTATAATCTTGTACCCACTTGTATGCCCTCTCTGTTATTTTAGTTACCTTGTCTGGATTATCGTAAATCCAAATCATCTTCTTGACCGCATCTTCAACGTTGCCAAGTGGTCTGATTCTTTCATAGTCAGCAGTGCCATATGTCGCCCACTCTGAACTATTAGCACCACTCTTATATGGAATACCCCTCACTTTCTTGGCTAAAGATTCTATATCATCTAGACTATCAGACTTATCATAATTAAATAACTCTGGATGAACGGTATTATCAGGAGCTAAAACAGGAGTTTTAGTAGCAAATCCCTCCATGTTATAAAAACCAAATCCTTCGCCCAAACTTGTACTAATAATCATATCAGACACGTTATAGATTAGGTTCATAGCTTCTACAGGAAATCCTGTATTAGCAGAGAATTTCGCAGGAACAGCCCAGTCTTTACCCATCTCTAGGTTGAACTGCCTACCATACTCTAATAGCGATCCCCAAGCATCAGTTTCCTGACAGTGAAGATATAAGAAAGAATCTGGTCGACGCTTTTGAAATTCCTTAAATATTTTCATCGTTCTTGGTAAGTCTTTTCTCTGTTGATTCCTAGCAACGGCAGTTACTAAGAAAGTCTCTGGTTTGACTTTACCATCAAATAACTGCTTCCTATACTTTACTTTTTCCTTATCACTAATTGGATTAAAAATATCTGTATCTACACCGTGATAAATAACTCTTAATCTCTTAGGAACTTCAGTTGGTCTATCCAAAGTATTATCAGCTTTGATAATCTCCTCTTTTCCATACTTAGTGTATGCCACTGGATAATCAGCCATAGAAATCGAGTTTTCAACCCAATTAGCTTTTAGGGGAGAATCAACTGGCCAGTAAGAAACAACCTTAAAGTGCCAATCTGGCGGAAGACTATCCTTTGAACTCTTTTGCGTCTTCTTAATTACTTTCATAGTTCCTACATTAAAAACAGGAAGGGGCTGTTCTAAGATAAAAGCATCATTAAGTGTAAAGACAATATCCCAAGGGGGAAGTATATCTGGATCTTTACCTAGTAACGCTGCTACCAGTCTAGCTCTACCATAAATATCTCCTCCTATACCTAGTTGAGCACCAGGTTTAGCAGGAAAAATTCTATAAGGATATTTAATCGGATTTTTCCAGCCACCCCTATCGTTCACCCCAATAATATCAATATCATACTTTCTAGTCTTTCCATCTGCTTTCTTAAGCATGGCGATATAATTAAAAATTCCTCTAGCAACCGTAGCGAACCCTGTAGCACAAGAAGGAGAATCAATCCATATAAGTAATCTAATCCTATCTGTTTTTTTATTAGTATTTGGTAAAACTATCTTAACTTTATTTTTCTTACTCATATTATTTGTTTCCTTTCTTAGGTCGACCATGATAATGGACATGATCGGGAATAGACCTCATATTTTTATCAAGAGTCCACTTTCCCTTTCCATATACTTTATCACAAACCTCCGATAATCTCCAAACCATCTGACTGTCAACCCTATGTCTAGCTTCTTTAACATGCTTTCTGAATACAATCATTGGACACTTACACTTTACACAGTCAAGTACTACATACTTCTTGGATTCAAAATACCACTTCGTCTTTTTTTCTAGCTCACAAAGCTCACAACCCTCCTCTGGTTTCTCTTTTTCTAATGCCTTAGCTATATCAGCTATTGATGAATTAACGTCCATCTTCTACCTCCTTTAATTTTGCTTTAAGATAATTAACTTCAGATTTTAATCTTGCTGAGTCATCTTTTAGTACTATTATTTGCTGCTCTTGATCTTTAGTAGTATCAATAAGTGCTTGGAAATTACTATTTATATCTTTAGCACCAATTATATCTCCGTCATTAAAAACCTTACAAGTGTTGGCGTTCTTTTTCACCGCTCCACACTCACACACATAATCAAAGCCATGGGCTTTCCACTTATGGTCCCCTAATAGCTTGTGCATTGTTTTATCTGCTTTTCTTATCATGATGCCGCTCTCAAATCGCTAATAGATACTGAACCGACTGGCGTATTAATATACTGAGATGCCGTACTCAAGTGATTCATTGACTTTGGTTTCTTAGTACTATATCCAGATTGATAACCAACAGATGTTGTCCCTAATGCAGATGTAGTATAAGTACCTGATCCGCTAAAAGAAGGTACAGAACCATATGTATCTTTTGGATAAAGGAGATTGCCACACTTAGTACATCTAGTTATTGGATTGCCATAACTATCAAAGTCAGCAACTGGTTGATGACCATCATCACCACAGTCTAACAATCTACGCATGGTTTTATCGAATTTTTTAGGTTTCGTCATACTCAAATCTTAATTTTTTCGGTAATAAATAAAGTGGTGAACTTACTGGCTTATTGTTTTCCAAGGTTGCGACTGCTTCTTCTATGTCCTTTAAAGTTAAAGTACCACCAGTATTAGCAGTGTAAATAGTAGAAGAATAGTTTCTATAAAAATCTTTAAAAATAGGTGACTTGCGAGTTTCACCACAAATAGAACAAATCTCGACAGAAATATCAATACCATCTGTTTCCCACTCATGATTCCCCAATAACTTATGCATTACTAAGTCAACCTTCCTCATAATGGATCTTTTAATGAGGCTAATTCAGACTTATATTCTTTAAGTACTTCTCCGACTTCTTTCGGTGTCATAGTGTAGGATGTAGACGAGCCGATATTTGTTCCAAATGTAACACCAGATGATCCACTTCCACCTCCACCTACATAAGTTGTCTCCGTACCCTCAGTTGTAGTAGTCCATGGCTGCTGTGGGTAAGTAGTAGTCCAGTCTTCAGTTCCTTTCTTTGTATTTTGTGCCAACTGATTTTCTAAACCAGCAATCCTAGCTTCTAGTAGAGCAATTAGCTGATTAAGGGCATCTTCATCTACAGTTTCTTTTCCACAATTTTTACACACCTTAGTAAACTTACCTTTCTTCTTCCACTCATGGTCATCAATGAGTTTACACATCACTTCTTTTGGTGGACGTTTTTTAGGACACTTTTTTACCATATGGCTCCTTATATTTGAATCTTATTGAATCATCGTTTGGCGTAACACGATTGTGAGGATCAAATCCCCACTTATCTCTAAAATAGGCACGATTAGTTTCATAACTACGTCTGTTCTTAATACCTAACTCCTCATCTACTTTAATAGTCCTAGACCCAAAGTGATAAAACAAAGATGAAGCTGTTTTGCCAGCTTTTTGTCCAGCTCTTAAAATCCGATTATGATAATCTCCATCTTCAAAATATGCTGGTTTATAGCCTTCATCAAAAAGCCCTGGGTATGTCTCTCTTGTATTTAATTCTTTCTTTCTAAGAATCTCTACTGTCTTAGGTGAAATCATGAAACATGAGAAGTGTGGATGCTCATCGAAACTATCTCCAATGGGAGCACTATTGATTGTTCTCATATCAATATGTTCTGCTGATGTCCACATAATAAACTCTGGGTGATCCTCAGCAAATTTAACTAAGTTATCAATAGCTTCTGGATGAAAGATTAAATCGTTGTTTGGGATAATAATGTAATCAGAATTGTTATTTAAACCATGCTTAATGCCAATATTCCAAGACTTAGACAAGCAATTCTCATCGTTATTATAAAACGTACCAAGCTTCTTCATGCGTGGTATAAATTCTGACTTACAGTAGTTATTAACTATCACAATCTCATAATCATGTGATGACTTAATAGACTCAACTGTCTTTTCGGTAAACTCAGCAAGAAGCTCATCTGAGATATAGATAGGTATAGTAATAGTTACTTTCATAAATCTTCCAGTAATCTTACCATAGTTATCTCTGCTTTTGTAGGTGGTATTCCCCCCATCTTCCTAATCACTATTTCTGCTATTTCTTTCTCACTATAAGCAAATCTTAACTCATCTCTGTTAAAATAGACTCTACCGCTACCCCTTCTTCTACCTTTTGAATAAACAAAAGCAATTTCGTTCTTTTTTGGTTTGTCAAATATTGCCCACTCACCACCCTTAAGTTTTATTAATTCTTCCTTAATTAAATCTAGCGAGAACTTAAATTCATCCATAGCTTATTTTTTCCCTCCATCTAATTATTTCCTTTATGGTTTTATTCCTGTCTTCATAATGATTCTTGCGTTTATGATATAAGCCAATACCCTTCTCATCAAGTTCTATAGCCATATTTGGCAAAACAAAATTCTCAGCGTGTCCAAAATAAGTATTCCCCATAGACAACACAATGTCATCTTGAATCATACCGTTTATATTCAAATCTATTTGAGTGGTAATCTGATGTGCGTGAACAAGCTTAGATCGTTTAAAGAATTGTAGTCTACCTAACACAATATCTACCATCGTTGGTGTATCAACATCTCTAACATCTTTCCCAGATGTGTACGGAGTGTCTATACTATTACCAATATTCTTACCATAAAAACCTAAAATAGCTTCTGGGAATAATTGTGACTGTTCGATTAAATATTCAAGCGTATTAGGTTTAACTGTCAAATCATCATCTATAAATAAACAGTGTTCAGTTCCAGACAATAACCCAATTGAATGTCTAGCTACACAGCTAAAATTATGACTAGAGTTAATACAAATCTGGTTATCTAAATGAGGTTTAAGTTCTGTCTTCGGATCGTTATTCCAGACAATTATCTTATCGGGTTTAACTGTTCCTTTGTCTAAATCTTCAATCAACCTAGTAACGTTTGATGCTCTCTCTGGCCAATAATGCAGAATAATTACTGAGATCATACCATAGTTATCTCTGCTTTTTTAGAATTAATGAAAACTTAAATTCATCCATAACCCATCCTTCTACTCCATGCTAATATTCTCTTAAGAGACTTATCCCTTCTTGGATAATGATTTTTAGTGTAGTGATAACCAACACCCTTCTCATCAAGTTCTATAACCCGATTTGGAAAAATATAATTACTCTCCATCTCAAATATTTTATTAGCCATAGATAGCACAATATCTTCTTCAACAACTCTATTAATCAATAGATCGACCTCTGTCTCTAACTTAAAAGCGTTAGCAAGTTTTGTTCTTTTACAAAAGTGTATTCTACCTAAGACTATATCTACCTTTCTCATAATATCAACGTCTTTAATATCATGACCAGAAGTGTATGGATGATTTACATCTAGACCGATATCCTTACCATAAAATCCCAATATAGATTCTGGGAAGATTCCAGACTTTTTAACTAAAAACTCAAGCGTATCTCTTTTTACCGTCAAATCGTCATCTATAAATAAACAGTGATCTGATTCAGAAATTAACCCAACAGCATACCTAACTAAACAGTGAAAATTGTGACTGGAGTTAATACAAATCTGATTGTCTAGATGAGCTTCTATCTTTGACTTTGGGTCGTTGTTCCAAACGATTATCCTGTCTGGTTTAACAGTGCCAGAATTTAAGTCTTTTATAATCCTGGCTATATTACCAACTCTTTGTGGCCAATAATTAAGAATTACCGCAGAGATCATATCATGAAGTATGGAACTTCATCTTTCATATCTGCTGGCACTTTCTTCCACCAATCAACACACTTTTTAATGCCATCTTGGAAAGATGTCTCTGGTTTCCAGCCAAAATCGTCTAACACTTCTTCACTGGTCACGTTTTTCAGCTTAGGCTCTACTCTAGCTTGCGTAATATAGGAAATCTTAGCTGGATAGTGTTTGACAACTTCTTCAGCAATTTCGCGAATAGTAACAAACTCAGGACTGCCTAAGTTATAAACCTTATTATCAGCTTTTTTGTCAAGCAATCTAACTTGGGCATCACACATATCTCCTACATATAGGAAGTTTCTACCCTGTAGACCATCACCCATAATTGAAATCACTTTATATTTCTCTGCTTGTTGCATAAAAGCTCTCACAACTAAGCCATCCCACATACGCTCACCATAGGGAATCCCGTAACGCATGATAGTAAAATTAGGTGCTTTTTTCTCCGCAAGCATCGCATAAAATACCATCTCACTAGAGAGTTTCGTTGCACCATAGATTGTATTCATCTTGTGAACTTCAAAAGGATCTAATTCGCTCACTACATCGCCTACCTGAAGCCCTGCCATCCAAGTGCTAGATGCGTACAGAACACGGGGTATATCGTTCTTTAAACAGGCACTAGCGACGTTAAAAGTGCCTTGTAGGTTCGTTCCATATGCTTTTCTTGGAAATTGTCCGCACGCACGAGCATTAGCAACAGCCGCTAGGTGGTAAACAGCGTCATAACCACTAATAACATCATCTAAATTCTCTCTAATATCTTTATTAATCCACTTTGTTATTAAAGAGCTATCGACTGGTTTCCTAACATCTAAAATATCTACCTTATGCCCTGCAGCTCTCAGCTTTTCAACTAAGTGAGAGCCGATAAATCCTGAACCGCCAGTAACTAGAACTTTCATATTTAACCCCTTAAGTTATATTTTTTAACAATTAAGTCATAAATCTTTTCATAATCTTTAGTTGGACTATCTAGAAAGGCATAGGCTCTTACAAAAGCCCAAAGCAATACTGATCCTGGTAGCTTCCATGCTATCCATCTAGCAAATTTATAATCTGTCATAAATGCTCCTTTATATTCTTTTTAATAATTTTGATTACATAGTTTATCTCCTTTTCAGTCATGCCATACCATGATGGCATACAAATCATCCTTTTTATCTTCTCTAGCCAAACTTCATTCATATTAGTCATGACCTTATCTTTCAAATAAACTGGTTGTTCTGGTAATGTCCAATCATAAACGTTTCCTTGAAATTTAACTCCATCTTTAGCACATCGTTCGATAAACTTAGACTTATCAATATTAAATGCTAAATAGGCAATTATCTTATAGCCGTTAAAAGAGTGTTTCCCCTTTGGCTCTGGATTAAAAGATAACCCAGTAATAGCATTAAGTTTCTTTCCATATAATTTCCTAATTTTCTTTCTATTATTGATTATCTTGTCATCTTCAATCTGCGGAAGTAATACAGCAGCAGAGAATTCACCCATACGACAATTCCAACCCTTTGCATAATGATATGACACCCAAGGATTATCTTTCCCAAAATTACGATACATCTTTACATGATATGCATAATTAGGATTATCAGTTAATACTGCACCACCCTCACCACCAGTAACAACTTTAGTGGCAAAAAAGGAGTAAGCTCCTATATCAGCGAAAGTCCCCGCATGTTTTCCTTTAAGAGTACTACCATATGCTTGACAAGCATCTTCACACACCCAAAGTCCATTACTCCTACAGGCACGGATAAATCTCTTAACATCCTGTGGGATATTACCACCCAAGTCAACGAAAACAGCACCAACACAATGCTTCATGTAATTCTCCAAGTCAGCATCATAAATCTTATTGAAACCGTTACAATAAAAAACGGTTTCGAATCCAAGTCTCTCAAAAGCTAAAGAAGTAGCTAGAAAAGTATTTGCGGGTATCAGAACTTTTCCGACACCATGCTCTTTCCTAAAAGCATAAGCGGCTGACTCTAGAGCAGAAGTTCCACTTGATACAGCGAAGAAATTTTTAACCCCAACCTTCTCTTTAATACGATCTTCTACTTCCCTGACATATTTTCCAGTTGCAAACATCCCAGAATCCAATACATCACTTATATTTTCCTTAATTTTACTTTTAAGTGTTTTTGATAAATCAATCTTAAAACTTGGTAATTCCATATTTACCCTTCTCCCAATATTTTCTCCATGCCGATTTGCCTTTATATATAATTACAGAGAAAGAGTGAGGCATGTATGAGTGATCTATAACCACTCTTTCTGACAAAGTATGAGCAAACTGAAAAACCTTTTCTGGATAAAACAAAGCCTGAGCTTCTTCATCAATCGTTTTGTAGGCCGATAAAAAGGTAACATATACCCCCTCACTCGCTTCGTGAACCATCTTCTCTAACATCTTCTTAGCATAAACAACTGTGTCAGGCATATTTCCAAACTTACGATCAAAAATAGAAAAAGCAATTATCACATCCACACCACCTTCTACGTCAACATCTAAATAGTTCTTTTTCGCCCAAGTGGTGTTAATTTCTCCACCATATTCTTTATCGAGTTCTTTAGCCTCTTTTATCATATCTTTTAACGGATCAATCCCAGTAAATCTAGATGGCTTAATTCCCCTATCAACAAGATACTTTAATAAATCTCCCCTTCCACAACCAACGTCTAAAACTTTCTTCCCGTCTAAACCAAAATATCTCAATATGTTCTTGAATCTTTCAATCTGAGATGGAATAGACCCATATAAATTATTCCCCTTTTTAAGCTCTTGTAAATAATAGTCATCAACTACCTTTTGATCGAATTTCTTAGTAAATTTATTCATGTTGACTCTTCCAATCATCATAGTTCTTATATCGTTTGATTATTATACCATGTTTAGCACATTCGTCAACAAATTCCCCTGTTCCGAACTTCTGTCTTTCACACATCTCTGATCTATACCAACGACCTTCTTCTTTATATGGAAGTCTAAGTTCGTTATCTTTTTCTAACTCAACTTGTTGGGCTAGAGAATAATATGTTTTATCTCCATCCTTTGAATGGTCAATTCCAATCAAATTAATTCTTCTAGCACCCATGGTTAAAACAGCAAATAATATGCTATGTAATACTGTAGAATATGCTCCAGCAATAACTGGTTCATGCTTAATTGCCTTTCTTATCAACTTCCTGAAATCAGTGCCAAGCAAATAACTTTCATCTTTAGTATATCTAACCAGAATTGGGAGTGGTTTTCCTGAAGATGCTCCAAGATCGTTACCAAGATAATATTGTACTGGAATATCTGGATGAAAGGGATTAGTACAAATAAGTTTTTTATCAAAAAATTCTGGCTTCGATTTTAGAAAATATCTAATAATCGGACTTTCACAAACACCACGGTACGAAGCATCTGGAAATTTAAGATAAGCCAAGTGTAATGTTACCCCAGTTTTATCATCTAAAAAATTATCTGGATAAGTATCCAAAGACGGTCCTGAGCCAGCAATATAAATATCTTTCCCGCTCATAAGGTTTTTCTTATCCTCTGCATACTGCATCTTCGCTCTAAATTTATATCTATCAATATTACCCCCAAATCCTTTTACAATTATTTTGTCAAACCCGCGATCTTTCCAGAACTCTTCGTTTGTAAAACTATACATACCATCATACCCAACACCTTTATATCTTAAAGTTTCAGTATGTAACCCCAAATATCCAACCCTATAAGCACAAAATTCAAGCACAAGGTCTGTATTAGGTTCAGGAGCAATCTTTGATAACTGTTTGCGTTTGTTTGCTAAATAACTAGCTCCACTAATCAAATCTTTATAATCACAATCTTTAACGATTTCCATATACTTCTCGAAATATGGTTTAATATCTTTCCATGTTTGTTTCCAAAAACCCTGTTCCCATCTTTGAGCAAAACCATATTGAACCTTATCTCTTAGGTGTTTCTCAAATCTATTATCCCCTTCAAATTTACCTCGAATATATGATGTTTGCAAAATCCCAGCTTTTTTATTATCTTTAAACTGTTTGAATAGTGTCTTAATCGTCTTAATATAATGTCTATTAAGATTTAGATCATTATCTAGCATCATCACATACTCATATTGTGGAAAAAGTGTTGATAGCATCTCATATTTTTGAATGGCAGTCTGATTATTTTCGTGCTTGAAAACAATTGTTTTGTTTGGTATGGGTGACACTTGGATAGCCCTTAAACACTTAAAAGCATCCACATCTTGAGCATATCTCTTCCCAGAGAAAGGGTTTATAGCACCATCTATATAAAAATAAAAATCAACATTACGTGGGTAGTTCTTTTTTATATCTGACAATAAAAGCTTTAACCTCTCTACCCTCTTGAGTGTTCTTATCGCTACGCAAAGCTTGTTCCTAAAAACCTTAAATTTTTTGACATTATTCACTTTGGGCAAAATAATTTTATCTAACCCTGACTCCTCCCACTTTTCAGGAGTAAAAGTATATAAACCATGAATGCCAACGCCTCTATGTCTAGGAAGTCGAGTACATACTCCTTTTAACCCCGATATAATCATGGCGATTTCAATAGATTCATCAACGTGAAACGAGCCATATTTCTCAAGTAATTTTTCCCTGATCGTGCCAAAATTAGGCTCATGGAGTAATTGTTTAAAATCATAATTTTTAAGCTCATCATAGAGTGGTTTCAACTTAGGCCAAATCTTTTTCCAGCTACGCTTCCATAGTCCTTGTTCCCATCTCCTAGAAAACGTAAACTGAATTTGATCTTCCAACTCTAATACTTTCTTGCTTTTTAAAGGAACATCTAAGTAGCTTCTTAAAGAAGTTTGAATCATTCCCACTGATGGGTTTTTCCTAAACTGTTCAAACAAAGTCAACAAAGTTCGAACATAGTATTTGCTAAAAACAAGATCGTTATCTACCGACACCACATACTCGTATCCTTTGGAGAATAACTCTCCAAATATCATCAATCGTTGTAAACCAGCCCCAATATTATCTTTATGTTGTCTAACAAATCTATTAGGTAATTTTGATTTTTTGAATAAATCAACGCACTTCTGTATCGTTTTGCCATCAACGTATTGCTCGCATGAGCATGAATTTACTCCGCCATCTTGATATAAATAGAAATCAACTTTATTAAGACTCAAGTTTTTCTCTAAAGAACTTAAGCACTTTTTTAGATATTCTGGTCTATCTAGACTATTAATAGCAATCGCCAATTTGTTCATAATTTATTTGCTCGAATGATTGTTACTTCATCGACTCTATGTAGGTTGGTACGATATGATTTAATTACTTTAAACAAGTCTATCTCCCATCGACCAGATATAAAAAATCTTTGCCAATCTTCAAGGGTTGCAATCCTCAGCATCGTGTCGATTGGATCCTCATGGTAGGGATAGCCTGTTGATGGACAACTTGCATAACACACACCCTTTGACTTTAATACTCTATAAATCTCAGAAATAGCACTATGGGGATAAAACAGATGCTCTATTGTATTAGTGAATAGAACAGCATCATAGATTTTGTCTCCGACTTTTCTTCTCATATCTTGGCAATCACAAATAATATCAACGCCTTCCCCCTCAACCATATCTAATCCATGAATCTTATTTTTTCTATACATCAATGGGTTAATAACATCATCAAGGCACCATGGGTGGTATCTTATTAATTGTTTTGTTGACATACTTCCTATGTTTAAAATCGTTTTCTTTTTTAAACCTTTAAGTAGTACTCTTAGAACTTTTGCCTCTTCAAGTAACATATTTTTTTGCCTCATCATAACTTTTAATCCAATTTATCTTCGTATAAAACTTAGACCTATTAATTATCTTTTCAGTTCCCTCTTTCATCAGTTTGCCTTTCTTTGCATAAGGCGTAGATGTGTCTCGATATTGGTTATTATCATTAGCAAGTTTAAAGTGTTCTAAACCATCTTTAGATTCATGATTACAACCAATAATATTAATTGGTTTCCCATGCATCATCAGTGCTACATATAAAGCTCCATGAAGACATGTTCCCCAACCACCGAAGTCAACTCCTCTTGCGTGCCATGCCCTAACAACGCTTGTCTTTTTTGGATAAGGTCTAAGTGCCAAGAAATAATAATTTTCTCTGTCTAAGTCTATCAAAGAATTACACTCTCTCTCTGTCTTGTTATAGAAGGGGAAAGCAAAAATATTATCTTTATCTAAATACTCTGGACGATTCTCTTTAAACCACTTCACTCGATCATATTCGTTAGCATATCTATAGGTAGTGTTTGGGAACTTAAGATACGCTAGATGTAGTGCTATAGAGAACTTATGGTGTAGGAAATCGTCTGGATACTCATCAAGTGATGGTCCAGAACCAGCGATCCATATTGGAGCGTTTTCTAAAATATTCTCAGCTTTTTTTGCTAAATTTGTTATCCACTTCATGAATTTTCCTTGTTTCAAGTTTAGTAATCCACTTTCTAAAATAGTATTCCCTAACCTCCTGAAATTCATCCCCCTTGTGTAGTGCTGTATCATCGGTCGCTTCTTTCAATAATTCATATTTATCAGTAGCAACCACAGTCATCTTCTCAACCTTACCACACACTTTAAGCCAGTGTTCCCACCACCAATCACCCATAACGAATATCTGTTTACCAGAGAAAAACCTGGTAGGAATGCTCATAGGATCAAACCCAACAAAGTTCTTTTTATGTCCTAAGATACAAAGCCCACAAAGATAATCAACATCTGTATCTTCTTTGAGATTTTCACCTCTATATCCAGTAGCATCATAGTAAGTTGCCCCAGTAAACTTCTTTCCCATAATCCCAACAAGTGATTTGTCAGTCCAAGACCCAAGTAAATCTCCAGCTAAATCGGCTTTAGCAACCAAGTCATCATCTCCCCAAATAATCAGCTTGTTTTTAGCTAAAAGTGGGGCAACATATCTAAAATATGTTCCATAATTTTTATTGCTATTCAATACAATCACTGGTAGATCAGTTTTAAAAGTTCCAGAGTTATCGCAAACAATAACCTCATCGACCTCGTCCTGATCTAGCCATGACTGAATAACTCTTTCAAAATTATCAAATCGTTTGTAACAAAGAAGTATCACTGTTATCATATTTTTCTAAAAATACCAAAATATTTCTTTAATTTTTGTCCAGACTCCTTCACATGATCTTTGGTGTTTGAAAACTCTAATTCTAATCCTCTGCTAATAATCCAATCAATTGATTTCTCATCTATATAGTGAGGGTGGGCGACAGTCTTGGCTGGTCGATACAGATTTACATAAAGCAAGAATACTCCATTATGTTTAAGAATCCTTATTACTTCATCTGTTCCTTTCTTCCAATCATTCCAATGATCTAATGAATTAAAGGTTAAAACCATATCAAGAGAACCGTCTGTAAAAGGCATATCCTCAGCATATCCAGCAATAGTCTCTACATCACTGGAAATATTTTTGTAACCTTTTAATAGTTCTCCAAATTCTTTGGCTAATGGGTCGAGAACAACTCTCCTGCTTGACTCTAAGAATGGCCAAAAGTGTAAACCGCTAAGTGGTCCACCACCAATATCTAGAACCGACTTGCCAACAAACGTATCTGGTTTAAGTTCAAAATCTTCTATAAGTGTTCTTTTATAACTCCTATTTTCCCAAGTTTCAGGATTTCTTATTTTCTTTCCATCATTATCTACTTGGCTATACTTCTTTTTATGATAATTTAATTCTTCTTGTTGACCTGATGTTAACATAATTATTTTACTAATTTATTCCATATTCTATCATAGAATACATACATGATAATTTTTATAACAGTATATGTTCCAGTAATATAAGTCACTGATTTCCATGTACCAGTAAAGAAATAGACTATTAAACCACCAAGACCCATCCCTAAAATAATTTCATAGGTAATAGCCTTAATCCAATGGGTTGGTTTTCTAAGCCATAACCAAAATCTCTCATGTAAATAAAACACTATTAAGAAAGTTGTGTGATGAACAAGCGTGCTTCCTAGCGTAATTTGCCACTTCCTTGTAAAGAAGTAGAAAATACTCGCATAAACAAAAACGCCCATGATTCTCCAAACAAGACTTTTTAAAGCTGAACTTTTATGAGTTGCCATCAATTATTCACCGTCCTCCCAATTATCTTTAATATTCTTTTTTATCTTTGTAGAACTTTGTCCACCATAATACGGCATGACAATTACCTTTTTACCTAATCCTCCCATAACTCTTTTTGCTTCAGCGACAGCCTCATCAGTATGACTTGTACTCTCAAACAAAATATCAGCAATCTTTGATGCATTATCTAATGGAGAATAAGTCTCCTGAGATACAGCAATATCAACACACTCAAATGCTTGAACAAGACGCAATCTTTCATCAAAGGGGATAACTGGTTTAACTTTATTCTCCATCACAGATTTATCTGTCAATACTCCAACGACTAATTTATCACACAGTTTACTACAAGCTTCTAAATGATTAAGGTGTCCGACATGAATCAAATCAGCACAAACATATGCATAACCTATCTTCATAATTTCTTCTTTTTGTTAACGATTTTCATATACAATCTGTTTTCTTTTCTTTTTTGCTCAAATAGATCAAAATTCTTATCAGATTTAGACCTCTTATGACTACTTGCACCACCAACATGTTTTAAATACACATCTTTTCTCCAGATTGTCTTGAAATTAGATTTCTGAACTCTATGTAACCATTCCATCTCTGAATGAAGATAAAAATCATCACTAAAGAAACCAACCTTATTGAACACATACTTTGGAAAGAGTAAACAAATATTAGATAACTGAAACGCCTTGCCGTACTCTTCTTTAAAATCAACGACCGTCCTTCTTTTTGGGACGGATGATTTTTCTAGTTTCTGTGCAGTCCAGCACTTATCAAAAGATGGTCCAACAGCACCCACATCTTTTTGTTTTAACTCGTAAAGCAATTTCTCTAACCATCTCTTTGGCAATTTAACATCACTATGAAGCAAACAGATGTATTTAGCATTAGACTTACCAATAATGTCATTCCAAATCATAGATAAAGAATCTTTCTTCTTGTAATTATCATAAAAGGTTACCCTAGTATTGGGGTACCTAGTATTATCAACAATAGAATTAAAGCAAGCCTTATCCATATCAGTAGTATTAAACCTAATGACAATAATATCTACGAGATTATCTGTATTTAAGGGAATCGCATCTTTCTTCTTTTTCTTGGTTTTAACCTTGAAATAATGATCGTGCTTCTTTCTTATATAATCCTCTGCTTCACTTAGGTCTTCACTAGAAGTAATGTCACTATTCCTAGATGAAGTATTAAACAAAACTTCATCCACCAATATACCGCTACCGCCTTTACCAAGAATAGATAACCATAAATCACGATCTTGTAATCTTTTTAGATTCTCATCAAACCCCGTAAAAGACTTAGCTCTAATTAAAGAACACATATCAATCAACAGTTCTCCAGTCTTAAGTTTTTCTTTATCAAACTCTTTAGTCTTATTGTGGACACCATCTCTTTCGAACCAACAATAAGCATATGCTTTATCCTTATTAGTTAATAATTCTTTAAATAATGAGCTTAATGCGTTAGCTTTTAAAAGCTTATCTGCATCCAAAAATAATAGAAATTCACCCTTAGCTTCTTTATAACCCCTATTTCTAGCTATGTTTGAACCCTGATGCCCTTGTTTAACTCTAGTAACCTTTATTGGCGGAACGAGTGCTAAATACTGATCTAAAAGCAATTGAGTAGCATCTGTCGAACCATCATCAACAACTATTACTTCAAAGTCATGAAAATCTTGTCTTTCTAACTCTACTAAAGTTCTAATTAGATGTTCGCCGCAATTATATGTTGGTATTATTATTGATATTTTTGACATATTATTTGATTAATTATACTCAATTACTTTCTTTTGGTAAATCCTTTATGGACATAAGTTACCCATAAATCCATAGCTTTAGTTAATTTATCCCAATATTCGCCCTTAATTGATTTTTCTCTTATTGTGGGGATAACAATAGTTGCCTTCATTCTGTGATTACTCCCTCTGGGAAATTTTGTTTCTCCTCTTCATCATGACCAGTAGTATTACCACCAAAGGTGTTTCTTATCCCACAATGATAAATAACTTGATTCTTCATCCTTGCGATTTCCCATCCTTTTTCAGATGCTAAGGTACAAAACTTACAATCTTCTTTGCCTAATTCTTGGGTTGGATAATGTAAGAATGGTCCAGTATCTAACCAAGTTTCTCTCCTGATTAACATAGAAAAACCTGGCTGTTGATAACAAATTTCTATACCTAAACCTCCTACATCTCTACTTTCTATCGCACCATGATATGCATGCCCTTTGCCACCTAACACTCCAATCTTCTTAGAAGTTTCCATAATCTTAATCATCTTCCCAAGCCACCCTTCTGTAAAATATATATCGTTATCTGAGTGATAATAATATTGACTATTTTTAGCAACAGCCATTCCAGCATTCCTAGCGACAGCACAACCCTTTGCGTCACGCATCAAAGTAACCCTAGCTTTCCCAGAAATAGATTTTAGATAATCAACTGTTTCCTGCCCTGAATTATCAGAAATAATTATTAACTCAAAGGGGTATTTTGTGTTATTAAAAAGAGATTCAATTGTCTGCCTAGTTAAATTTAATCTGTCTTTAACTGGCATGATTATTGGAATTTTATTTGTCATACTTCATATGTCTAGTAACTAGACTACCATCTTTCAATTTAACTATACACTCTGCCATACCGATCTTAGCACTATATAAAGGTTTGTTCCACTTTTTACCCTTCATCTGTTTTCTGTTTTTCTTATGCTTCGAGATTAATTTGACTATTTTTGAGGGCATATCGCATCTCCTTTAAAATCATAGTGTGGTCCCGCTGGTCCTACTCTAAAGCTAAAATCGTCCTCTACATATAGTGGCAGAACATCTTTCCACTTTTCTGTAAATAATCTAGTGTTTTCTTCATGCGTCCACTTATCTCCAGTAAAGCCAACGTTTTGGGTTTTATTATCAATCCAAGTCTGATATTCAGAGCGATTAGCAGTCAAGCCTGACAAGTGATGACACGGTATATCCACCACTATATTCTTATATCCATGTTTGAGACTCTCTAAGGCTGAATCTCTATCATACAAGTGATGAAAGTGATATCTTTGGTCAAACCCATTAGATTTCTTTAACATCTCCATACGGAAAACTTGCATGAATCCATCGAAGATAGCGGCTGAACGCCATGGTTGTTCTAATCTCATTCCATGAATCTCCGCTTCAAGCATATTTGACATACCAGCAGCTATACCAGATGGAACATCTTGGATTCTCTCTCCGATTGGACCACAACCCTGTGAACCAAAGAAACCAACACCACCGAGATCAGGCATCTTCTCAAAATATGAGATGACCTTCTTATCCCAATCCTTTTCATAAACTAACACATCGTTATGAGAAAGAGCAATGAGATCAGTACTACAATTTTCATAAGCCTGTTGAAGTGTCTTCAACATCCCTAGATTCTCTTGATTTCTGATATAATTCAATCTCTTTGGTCTTAAAGATTTTCTCAAAAAGTTCTCAACTGGATCGGTTGAACCGTTATCTATAACCATAAATTCAGTATCATCTGATGTCATGTATCTAAACGTACCCATACAACCCTTTGAGTCATTAAGTTGATTATAGACTGGGATCACAAGAGTTAAATTCATGTATCATCCTCTCCTAATAATTTATCCATAGTTCCACCTTTTAATTCTACACCTATTTCAGGTTTAGCTACATAGTCATCTGGAACATCTATATCAACCTCTGGTACAAATCTCTCGAAAAACTTATCAGAAATTGTCAAATTAAGTTTGACCGCCACTTCATTACTATTTAACTTAGGTTTCCCTTTTCTAAGAGATAGAACCCCATGTTTAGTAAGTATTACATAGGCTGATGTTTTCATATTTTAGGAGAAAGACTTTGCCAATTTTTCTCCTCTCCCATCAATTTTCCATAACGCTTTCTTATCACATCGACATATTTTGGATCAATTTCCATCATAAAACATGTTTTGCCCAACTTCTCGCAAGCTACCAATGTAGTACCACTTCCACCAAAAACATCTAAAACAGTATTCGGTTGAAAACTCTTAATAATATCCATATATAACGATAAGGGTTTAGGGCAAGTATGTTTAACATGTTCACCAGAAATATTATGCTCAAATAAATCTGTTGGTCGTCTTTTTTTTGTCATCCCATAAAAAATAATCGGCTCCCAAAGTCTAAGGTGGCTAATCTCTCCGTTATTCATGGCGTTTTTCTTAATCCATGGTGCAACAGACCTCCAAGGTTTTATTTTTGCCCACATCGCTAAATTAACAGTACCAGGCGTAATTACCTGAAAATTGCTATTCTTCTCTAATATCTGGAACCATTTAAAACAAAAAGATTCATACTCTTCATTGGTCTTATTATCTTCGTAGGAATTATATTCATATCCAACATTATATGGAGGATCAGTTAAAGCCATATCAACTTTTATATAATTTAATAAAGATTCAACCTGATCTATTTTCAAAGCATCCCCGCACATTAATCTATGTTCTCCTAATTGATAAATCTCGCCAAATTTGCTTTCTGCTTTACCTGATAACTCAGGGACTTCGTCATCATCGCCCACATCTTCGTCTGGTCCAAATTTATCCATTACCTTAGCGAGCGACTCTGGAAATTCTAAACTAACTTTATAATCTTCTATATCGAAATCATCCTCATATTTGAATAGCAACTCAGCTAACTCTTCATCAATATAATACCCCGCACTATCGTTATCAGATAACGCATAGGCCAGCTTCTCCCCTTCTGTCTTAGGATGTACTGGAGAAACCCAACACTTAGTTTTACCAAGTTGTTGATAAGCTTTAAGTCTCATGTTCCCGCCCAAAATCTCACCTTTCACTGGAATATGGGCGCCGCTATTAACAATTAGCGGTTTATATTCACCCAAATCTTGAATCTGTTTTTTCAGTCTTTTGAAGTCATCTCCCTTTATCGCCCTCGGATTATCTTTCCATGGGATTAGAGAATCTATCGGCCAATATTCTCTGCCGTGTGCTGATTCATCTAGAAATTTATTTGCTTTATCTTTTTTGCTCATCTTTTTTTAAGATTCCAATAACTACCAACCTCATACAAAGCGTCAAACGTTCCAGCATCTCTCCAGAAACCATCAAGCTCAGACCAACTAAGTTTACCTTCTTTAACGTATAAATTATTCACATCAGTAATTTCTAACTGACCACGCTTTGACGGTTTACATTGTCTGATTTTATCCCAAATAGTATTATCATAAATATAAAGACCAGTAACAGCTAAATCACTCTTAGGTTTTCGTGGTTTTTCTTGTATTTCTACTATGTCGTTATCTTCATTAAAGACTGGTACTCCAAACCTTTTTGGATCAGAAACCTGTTTTAGAAAGACTACTGCCCCATCTTTGAAATTCTTGACTGATTTGGAGATATCAGCATCGGTACAGTTATCCCCTAAAATTACAGTTATATTACCATCGTCAGCAAAATTCTCAGACATACTCAATGCATCTGCAATCCCTCCTGATGGACTCTCCTGATAAAGATATTCAATTCTACGAAGTCCTAGCTCAGAGCCACTTTTAATAGCTCTAATAAAGTGACCTACGTGTGGACCAGAAGCAATAATCGCTACCTCATCAATCCCCGCTTTTACCAACGTTTCGATTGGATGATATATCATCGGCTTATCGTACACAGGAAGTAAGTGTTTGTTAGTAATGTGAGTAAGAGGATAAAGACGGGTTCCAAGACCACCCGCACAAATCACACCGCGCATAGATGTCTCCTTATCTATTTGTTATATATACAAATACAATATACCACAAAACCCAAAGATTTCAAATAGACTAAGATTGCATCACTATTACCCTACCAAAAGGAACTTTACGGTCTTTATCATAATTATTCTTAGGAACTAACCATAAGACGGGATAGCTAGGTTTATTTCTAGGAAAATCTGTCCACAAATCTGTAAAACAAACAACAACTTTTGGCTGCCAGCCTTCTTTCTTTATTGCCCTGAAAACAGGGACATGGGAAGTACCTCCACCTCCATAAAACCTTTTTGTTTTCTTTATATCTTCTAGTGGTAATATTTGTCCAACCTCAGCATCACAATCCATAACCCAACCTTTAGAATTAGGGAAATACTTCATCAATCCTTTAATTTCACTTACAAAAGTATTCAGTTCTCGTTCACTAATGCTTCCGCTAGTATCTAGAACAAAAACAGCGTTTTTTAACTCGTCCTCGTTTCCTAAATCTGGAAGATAGAAAGGCTGACCTAATGTCCGTCTGTCACGTCTCATAAAGTCAAAATCTGTTTTTGACGAAGATAAGTAAGTAGCTAAAATCTTTCTCCAATTCTCTTTAGGTTTCAAATCCTCGACAATTCTCTTGAAACCAGCAGGAGTCTCTCCTTTACTTTTAGATACAGCGTCTTCCATCGCAGCTCTCCACTTACGTTGTAAACGCCTCATCTGCCTTTTAGATAGTTTCTTCCCTCCTGGTTTATCCCAAAAAGCATGGCTAGAACAACACTTGTGGCTTGTTGTAGTAGCTTTTTGTCTCTGCTTACCACTCTTTTTACCTTTGCCCTTATCTTTGCCCTTACCCTTGCCCTTACCCTTACTAGGACTTCCGCCCTTACCCTTTTTTTCTTTACCTTTACCACCCTGCCCAATTTCTTTTAATTCCTTGCCACAAAAAGGACAAACAACTTTAACATCAGGAAGTTTGCTATAAATCTTCTCTGCGTTCATCTTCCTGTATTTTTGGCTAAACAAACAGCCTGGGGGAAGCTCGTATCCGTTATCTGTAATAATTAAGTTAGTAGCGTAATCAGCGGCAAAATTCCACTTATGTTTATGTCTCTTATTTCTTCGCCAAATATGCCCCATTGCGGCATGGATAACTTCGTGAATTAAAACACTCAGTAGATGATGATCTGACAAACTATTAATGAACTTATAATTATAATAAAGTTTATCTCCATCAGTTCCCGCAGTTGGCACCCACCAGTTTTCCTCCATCGACATATGAAGGCATAGTGTTCCGAAAAAAGGCTCTTTTCTAGTTAAAGTGATTCTCGCCTTAATTAGTTTCTCCTCTGCTTTTTTACGAGCCACTTCATCCCTGTCTTGCTCCTCTTTCTTGACTTGCTTCTTCTTGGCTTTTCCCATCTTATGTTCCTACAATCATAATTGAAATAATAATAGTCAACAATATTAAGACTAACGTTCTATAAAGATATTCATGTCTGGCAATCCAAGTTAGTAATATACCAAGTAAAAAATATGTCCAATTCATATTAATCTAGATAATTTCCAAATTTATTAGACCACTTATTCCAATATTTTCCCTCTTGAATTTTCTCTGCCCACCCGCTTCGTGCGGCATCTCTAACAGCAAGTGTCGAAAACTCTGGTTGTAATCTAATCACATATTTCATGAAGTTCTCTAGATTTTCATCACTTAATTTAGTTGTTAAAGCACCAACGAGAGCATATAGTACGTCTGTCTTCTTGGGGATTTTTGTAACTTTCCCAGCCAATATTCCATCTACATCTGGTAAATCCTTATAGATACCCAAAAAGGCATAAAATTCTTTACACGGACCTTCCCCCACAATTCCATCAACTACTTTCTCCGCCATATCTATATCAGAATAGTTTTTAAGGGTTCTTGATACAAACTCCCATGAACGAGGTGTTGGATAAGCTTTAATCTCATCTTTTGGTAAGTGGGATAACAGTTTCGGTCTGTAGTTCAAGAAAGCGATAATTCTCTCGTCAATCTTACCTACTGCCCACTTTTTCCAGTCTTCTATATTAGCATCAACATTAATATGTATTAATCTGTTAGCAAGTGGAGATGGCATTGTAGTCACAGCAGCCTTATCTGTTTCCCTGTTCCCAGCGGCAATAATTCTCCACTTCTTAGGAAAGAAGTAATTTCCAATATGTCTATCTAGAAGTAACTGGTAGGCGGCAATCTGAACTGATGTAGGTGCGGTATTCAACTCATCTAGAAATAAAATTCCCTGTTTCTTCCAACCATTGTCTTCAGTGGGCAAAAATTCTGGCTTAAGCCACACTGCTGTATTCTTATCTTTACCTAGATATGGCAATCCCCTTAAATCAACAGGGTTTAATAGAGATAAACGCAAATCGACTAACTGCCAACCCTTCTCACTACAAATCTGTTTTATAATACTAGACTTCCCAATACCAGGCGGTCCCCATACAAAAACTGGAATAGTATCCTTTAAGAGATTGTCTAAATGGCTTTTGGCTTCGTTAAGATACATAGTATTTCCTTTATCTCATCTATTTTATATATAAGTGATTATAATATAGTTTACTCAAGAAGTCAAATATTGTCTTCCCCAGATTGATCTTTATCTCTGATCTTTTTGCCAACAGCCTTCCAACCCTTCGGGTCGCGATTCAAATTATATCTCGTTTCTGATGGATCAAATCTTTTACCCTTCTTATCAATTGCTATTGGTTGACCAGTTTTTTTATCATGACCAAAAGCTACTGGTTCTTTATACTTCTTTACATGAGGTGCACCAGTAAATTTAGATGAACCTTCCCACCAAGCACTACCCTTACACTTTGGACATTCATACCAAGCTCTGTCTTTTTTACCTTTAAACGTATAGCCACAATCAACACAGATAAATTTCATATTAAGATAAGTAACTTTTACTTTTTCCTGGCTTACCATGAGTCATACCAAGGTAATGACTTAATTCATGCTTGAGAATATAATAGAGATGTTCTTTAATCAAATCCTTCTGCCATAAATTAACAGCCATAACATCAAGTCTGTAAACTAGAATCAAGGCCATATCAGCCTTTGGCTTCCCTATAAATCTACCAAAACACCAATCCATACCCATATAGTGTTTCGTTTCATCACCCTGCTTTACTAAAACACGTATCTTGCGAGCTAGATCTCTAGTATTTTTTTTCTCGTTTATCACTTTAATCCAAATCTTAAGCATAAAGTCATTAAATTCCTTAAGATTTGGATTCCAACACTTAAGTTTCTTCACTCTTTTACTCCTTAACTCAACTAATTCTTGTTCGTTTTTTGTTTTCACTTTATGAACTCCTCAAACTTCTTCTTCATGAAAAACTTTTTAATACAGTCTTGATTACAAAAGTGAAGCACAGTAGGGGCAAGTTTACTTCTGAACTTCCACTTGTTAGATTCTTTTGGGTCTACCCATCCCCACTCTTTCAGATCCAGAACAATATGACTAATTGCTATGTTCTCAGATGGGTCACTCAGGGCTTTTTTACATCCATCGCAAACATACTTATAAACTCTCATGATTTCTTTGCTCCTTTATATTTACACATATGTTCAATGTACTTCTCATCATTGCCGAATACAACTGCTTCAACGTTGTCCTTTTCCTTATCTGGAACATAGATTGCCACGTATTTGAATAAACCCTTCGCACATAGACAAATAGTGTTCATCAATAAAGTTTTAAACCATCTATCAATCATAAAAGTTCCTTTGCTATTCCCTTAGTTATAAGAGTTGACCATGGAATACAAACAGATAAAGATAATCCTTTCCCTTTAGCACTAACAACAAATTTATGTTTAGATGGACTAGAGTCGTAACCCCTCATATTTTTTCTAAACCATGTAACATCTCGTTGTGTTAGCCCATCGCCTGTACGCTCTGCTTCTTCCATAGCTACTTTTGGACTAATCAATATCGGAAACTGCTGTTTTAATTTAGACATGTCGACAGCATAAATCTTTTTAGGTTCTTCAGCATCAACTGATTCACAAAAAACATTAATTACTTGTTCTGATTTACAATGATAAAACCAACCAAGTTTGTATCCACTCATAGGTGGCAAAACATCCTGTAATATCTCAATCAAGAAATCATTCCAGACATGAGTGCGAAACTTTTCCTCTATTTTAATCTTTCTACCATCTCTCCCTAAAAATAAATCCCTACCGACCTCGCCATCTTTAGTGTATCTACTAATAACCTCATAGCCTAATCCCTTATAAAACTTGTCCATCCATGGTTTTAGTCTTTTTTCAAAAGACTTAAATACGTCAACCTGTTTTTGACTAAAAGCGGTATTGTATTTTGAAGTCTGCATATTATATCTTATAGTTACTTATAATATCACAGTTTATTCACTTCGTCAACTCTCTTGAGACACATCTTGTGCCAATATTTGTCTGGTTCTACTCCAATAAATTTACGATTTAATCTTTTAGCAGTTGATAACACCTCTCCTGAACCAGAAAAAGGGTTAAAAATTAAGTCGCCTACATTAGTCGACATCTCAATCAATTCTTCCAATAACGCTACTGGTTTTTCTCTATCATGCCCGTATACTGATTTAGAATCATATTCCCAAACATCGCCACGGATTTCGTTTAGATTATATATAAGCTTATCTCTTGAGCCACATAAAATTAGTTCGTGTTGAAAACTGAGGCTATTAATATTGGCTGGCTTTGAGAAATTTGGTTTTTTCCAGACTAAGATTCTAACTTTAGAGAATCCTTTCTCCCTTAAGCTCTCTAAATATTCCCTACAGTTACGATGGTCGACAAATACTAAAATTTGACCAGATTTCTTAATCTTATCTGAGAAAACCGTAATCGCATCTTCATCTGGAATAGTCGGTGGAGCGAAAATCATCGCATCAATAGAGTTATCGGCAATTTTATTCAAAACACTCGCATTCGAGCCTAATATGATCGAGTTATTACCAACACTATCGCCAACATCAGTCTGGATATCAGTCTTTAATGGCTCATCTATTACTTGCTGTTGTAATTTTAATCTTTCTTCTTTCAGCTCTTTGCGTAAATCAATTGTTCTTAGTTCTCTAGCCTTGTCGAGCCACTCGTTAGTTGTGTTAGGTTTCTTCTTAACAATAGCAAGGATATCAAATAACTTAGTAACATCTATCTTCTTAAGTGAAGATGTCTTCACTTTCTTCTTTACTACAAAAAACTCGTGAATCGAAATTAGATACCACGCCATCCTGACTGAAATCCCTAGAGTAGAAAACCAATCAGTAATGTTCTCAAACCCTAATTCAACATGGAGTCTATCTTCTCTGATCTCGAATAAAATCTTACCAATATCTAGAAAGGTCAAATTAATGTCCTCTTTCTTGGCTATTAACTCCTTTTCTAAGGCAAAAGCACGATCGGCTCGTTTTTCAATAGCAATATTTCTTTTTTCAAGAGTAGACATATTATCCTTTCTTAATTGACCAAAAGCTTCTACCTAATAAATTTGGATCTAATCTAAACTCATCTTTTGGATCAAAGTGCTTATCTACAAAATAAATAAGCGTCGACGGTTTCGGATATAAATTAGCACAACCATGCATAACACCTTTGGGAATTCTTAATAACTGATTCTTATGTCCGCCCATCACAAATCTCATCACTAAATAGCGTGTGGGAGAACCTGATCTTAAATCTTTTAATCCTACTAATAATCTAGAACTTGGGGGAACAAACCAAACATCATCTTGTTTCTCGTGGAAGTGAAAAGCCTTTACAGTATTGGGTTGCATTACTGAGTAGTTAATCTGCTTTACTTTAAAGTCATCAAAATAATTCAGACTGCCACTCTTTTGGATGCGACCTAATTCGGTAAAATCTCCACCTTCATCTGGGAATAGTTTTAAATCTATAAATTCTACCCCATCTATATTTAATTTTTTACTATAGTCTTGTAATTTCATATAGCTTGGTTGCGCCACGAGAGGCCCCTTGTTCTCTTAGAGTTACTTGCTATTAAATTCAAACGTGCGACGTTTGCTCGTCTCTTACATGCATCTTAGATAGCTAATCTAATAGCCGATGTGGACATTCGTTTCAGCCCTTTTCCATCTGTTTTTAACGACGGCAGACAATTCCGTCGGGGTAAACACCTTGCTCACGCCAATCTAGATTGCTGTCTAGATAACATCAGCCCCTTGGCGAAGTCTTCTGGATTTATAGTCCGCCCTAAGACTACACTTATGTTCTCTGCGGCGGTATTGATCTGTCAATTATATCGTATGTTCGTCTGAGGCTACGCTTAACCTCAAACACCATATCTTTTAATACTTTATAGTTTTTAAATAATTCAAGCGGGTTCGCTAGACCATCACCTGAAAAGTATTCATCACAGATACTTTCAGCAACTTCTAGCGGTTCAAATTTAAAGAATATCTGAGTAGGATCGCTTTTATCTAATCCAATAAATTTAACATCCTCCTTTGTATATAGGTATGATGCTAACGATAGTAAGTTAGTTTGGTATGTCATAACTAAGCTTATAATAACACAAAGAGAGCTAAAATCAACAGCAACTAGGGCAGACATAGAGAATCATCTTACCTTTGCCGACTACGCAGAGCTTCTTAAGAAGTTTATTACTCTCAATTGGCTTGCCACACTCTTGACAATAGCTATAGTTGTCCTGAACGTATGCTTTGCTTTTGTTGTAATCTTTTTGAGCCATATTATTTATAGAGATTTACGTATTGTATTATAATAAGAATTATATAAGCTAGACCCACTCCATATGTCGTATATGTCAAAAATTTCCTTTTAACCATTAATTTACGTAATTCACGTTCCCATCTACTCATCTTCTTCTCAGTTGATTCCTGTTTAGACTTTAGTACATCAATATCTTCTCTGTCATTCTTTAACTTATCTCTAATACTCTCTTGATTAGAACCTAGTAGTTTTTCCATTGTGCTATCAATCATAATTATGGAGCCGTATTGGTACCTGATAATCCTCCTAATGTTTTGAAAATATCTCGATCAGATGGTTCCTTATCCTTAGCGGCTTCGTTAATAAATCTTTTTGCCCCTTCTTTCTTGCGAACAATTTCGTGACACTTTTTATGAAAAGGAGAAGGCGTGTATTGATCGGGTTTGCGTTGGTAAGAATCTTCTTTCTTAATATACTTATCACACCAACGACATCTAGCTCTTTTATAAGTAGGTTTGACCCTAGACATTAAATATCCAAGCCAATAAGCGAAAAGATGAGAACTCCCCTTAGATGATATATTAAACTCATGTAGGAATTTTGTGATAGAAGAAAACTTTTGTTGGGGTATGTCAATTCTAAAACCATCATGAACAACTACATATCCACCCATTGTTTTCTGACGAATAGTTGGCTTACTTTGAGTAGGTTTTTCTGCGTCTGACATATGAATAGATTTTTGTGGGGTGTATGCCATATTATGATGATGTTGTTATAATATTAGCGTTTGGGTTTAAATTCATTCCAGACAGAGTTGGACCAGAAAAATATTCACCGTTAACTGCCTCATCTAAGAATCTTTCTGCTTTTTCTGTTTTAGTCATATCTCTTAATTGACCAGTCTTTTGATCTAGTATCATACCCCTAGGCTGTTCATTATATATAGACCATCTATGAGTACGACCTTTGATATTAACAGCATCAGGATATGTTCTCAGTCCAGATGCTAAATTTAGAGAGTCTTCTGAAATTTCATTATCTGGTGTAAAATTAGCAACCATGAATACACTCCCCTTTTTTATTACCATGAGTACACAAACCAGAGTTAGCAGATTCCTTTAAGAATTTTGAAGCCTTATTTTTTCTTTTACGATGATACATCGTTTTACATGAGGCACCACAAAAAACATGTCGATCTAGAGGTTTTTTACAATAAGAACATCTCAGCATATTTATATAATCTTATTATACAACACAGTTGACCCAAAGTAAACAGTTTTATGTATTATGGGTCATCAAGGTCTATTTACACCCAAATTTACAGAGACCCGTAGCAAATCCATGCTTACAGGTCTTTTTTTCTCCGTTAGGCTTTTTTCTTTTGGAGCCAAACATATGAGTGATTTTCGCCACTGGTTTATTGTACCTCGTTAATACTATAGGTAACTTATCTAAGTATTCTGAAGCGTGTCGTTGAAATTTTCTTACAGAGATTCTCATGAATTTATTTCAATTTTATACTTTTCTTTAACTTTTTCTTTTACATGTCTGAGGGAAAATAAAACAGCGTCTAAGATGACGCTACGTTTAATGGATTCTTCCTTTTCGGGATCCATCTTGGAGATTCTATTGACGAATAACTCATCCTCAAATTGCTTTATCGCCCATAGAACATCTTTCTCAGCTTGCTTTGTTAACGCTACAATAGCACCTTCTGGGGTTTTGATATTTCGACCATAAATTAAATCCGCAGCTAAACTGCGGATGTCTTCAGGTTTGTTTGAGTTTTCGGTTTTCACTTCTTAGTCCCCTAATTTTCGTTTTTAACTTATTGATTTGGGTTTGATGGTTTTCTTCTATCGTTTCTATTTTATCTATTTCTTTCATCATAGCTCTGCCTTTTTCGTTTTGTCTTATATATTGCTGGATATACATACCAAATCCGAGAAAAGACAATCTTATCGAAAAGTGTTCTCCACACATACGATCTAGCTCTACTTCAAACTGAATAAGCTTAAAGTCAAGCCAGTTATATCCTCGTTGATGAGCAAACTGTGACCAGTCGTTAGATAGTTTAACGTATCCTTTTTCCCACTCTATAAAAGTGCGATAACCGTTTTCGTCTGTATTAAAAAATTTCATGTGTCAGGATGACTGGATTTGAACCAGTGATCTCATCGTCCCAAACGACGCGCGTTGGCCAGACTACGCTACACCCTGTTTTAGCTATTACTGTTGTTGTCTTTGCAAGAACGGTAAGAATCGAACTTACCCACGGGGATTTGGAGTCCCCATCGCCAGCCTTGGAACATTCGCTCTTATTTTGCGGAAGGTATAGGATTCGAACCTATGAACGGTTGCCCGTTACGGCTTAGCAAGCCGCTCCATTACCACTCTGGCAACCTTCCTAGTCAATGGCGGAAGTTTACATAAGTTACGATAGGTTTGACAGCTCATGTCTGGTTCCGCCGAGCGACTATAAGCTCTTAATTATATGCTACGCCCCAACCTATTGGGGTGTTTAAAGTAGCACATCTATCTTACTTTATTTTAGTACTCCTAGCAAGATTCGAACTTGCAACCTGCGGTTTCGAAGACCGACGCTCTTGTCCATTGAGCTATAGGAGCTTTGTGAGTCATATAGGTCTCGAACCTACGACAACCTCGTTAAGAGCGAGGTGCTCTACCAACTGAGCTAATGACCCATTCTGTGAGTGCAGAGGGACTTGAACCCCCGACATTCTGCTTAAAAGGCAGACGCTCTTGACCAACTGAGCTATGCACCCGTTATCAGAAAGTAATAAGCCAGATTCTGTTTTATGATGACATCTGTCTATGCCTTCGAACTTTAGACCTTGGTGGAACATCCTCAAACGGTCAATTCGGAAGTTGCTGCGACGGAGATTGCTCGTTTCACCATGCGACCTTCTAGTAGAAGGCGGCGTGCTCGTCTCTGTAGCTCTAATCAGCGGTTTTACCCGTCTTAGGATTTAACCTAAGCAGTCTGTTCCATGCAGTCTGGACTTTCCTCTTTTTCAAGCGTCATCTCGCTTTCTGATGTTACCAAGGTAGGTCTCGAACCTACAATCTTGTGGCTCAGAACCACACGTGTTGCCGATTACACTACTTGGCAGTGCCTCCACAAAGAATCGAACTTTGATCCGCGACTTAGAAGGTCGCAATTCTGTCCGTTGAACTACAGAGGCTTTGTACTCTCGATAGGAATCGAACCTATGTATGCCTGATTAGGAATCAGGTGCGTTGTCCCCTACGCTACGAGAGTATTTTGTTGGGGAGATAGGATTCGAACCTATAACCTACTCTGTATAAGAGAGTTGCTCAGCCATTGAGCTAATCCCCAATTGTAGGCGATGAGGGATTTGAACCCCCGACGAACGGTATGTAACACCGCCACTCTGACCAGGCTGAGTTAATCGCCTATTGTGGACTTGGTGGTATTGAAACCACGTCCAGACTATTAATTTAACATCATCTACATGTTTAGTATCCTAATGGATGCGTAAGGTATATGACACCCTCATCAGCGTTTTTGATTTTAAGCTCAAATAGCAAAAGCGTAGTTTGCGTTGGTTGGTGAAAAAAACATGCCCACAAACGAAACGATTGTTTCTTTCACGTCCTCTTTAAGTTGGGCGAGGAAACCCCTAATTGTTTTTGCAATTATGTCTTTGGACCTTTAACGATGTGTCAATCGACATGCAGATATTAAACTTGTAATCTGTCGAAACTATACAAGCCCATATGCGGCTATAAACCATATCTTACGACTTAGATTTACGCCGTTAATTCCCCTCTTGAAACCCTTACGAGTGAACAGACGCTCTTTCGAGGTAGGGACTGTGTAGATGAGATTGGATTCGAACCAATGATCTCCTCTGTATCAGAGAGGTACCTTACCGCTTGGCTACTCATCTGTAGCTGAGTATAACACGGATGTAATACTTCAGCATGGTGCTACTTGAAAGATTCGAACTTTCACTACTCGGGTTTTGAATCCGATCCCTCTACCAGTTGGGGTAAAGTAGCAAACGGGGCACGTTCGGGATTCTTCGGAGTTCCTCAGATTCCCCATGCCCGTGTGCTTCAAATAGGATTCGAACCTATACTGTGTCGGTTTTAAGCCGATTACCTCTACCAGTTGGGTTACTGAAGCATAGTAGCCTGTCTCCCAGCTTGTAGGCTACAAACCTACGCGTGGTTTCAAGAGTAAAAACTCTTTCAGACTACTTGTGTGCCAAATATAGGATTCGAACCTACATACCTTACGGCACGAGTTTCTAAAACTCGCGTGTATACCTATTCCACCAATTTGGCTTGGTGACGATAATGGGGATCGAACCCATAGTCTCTGCCTTGAAAGGGAAGTGTGTTGGCCATTTACACTATATCGCCTTTTAGTAGCCCTGTAGGGAATCGAACCCTAGCCTGATGTCTGAGAAACATCTGTCCTGCCTCTAGACGACAGGGCCGTAGCGGAATCTGAGAATCGCACTCAGTTAAGACAGGTTATGAGCCTATCGAGATACTTACCTCCCACCCGCTATATTTAACTGTCAAAGAACTTAAACGGGCGGAAGATGTAGGAGTTGAACCTACAAGACCTTGCGGTCGCTGTTTTCAAAACAGAGGCGGTGCCAATTACGCGTGTAATCTTCCATGTGTGCTGATTCTAGGTAATGCTCCTAGGTTGGCGATTAGGCTACGGGTTTACAGTCCGCTCTCCCTCTTTAGAAGACTACATCAGCTTTTTGTTACGGAACTAGGATTTGAACCTAGAATCTGAGGGGTCAAAGTCCTCCGTGTTGCCGTTACACTATTCCGTAGTTTGTGCAAAGGATTGGAATCGAACCAATATCTGATGTTTTTCAGACATCCGTCGTGACCAACTTGACTACCTTTACATGTGAGACCTGTACTGGGATCGCACCAGTGCATAACCGTTTTGCAAACAGCTGCGTTTCTCCTTCGCCAACAGGTCATGGGGGAAGTAAAATACAATATATGTCATCTCACTTCCCAAGATCAATCCAGTAAGGCTTTAAAACCGAACCAGTTGATTTGTGGACAAGATGGGAATCGAACCCATCACAGTTTGCTTGCAAAGCAATCTCGCCAGCCTTGGTACATGCTCGCCCAATTTGTGTTGCGATAGTGGGAGTCGAACCTACTTGCAACTGATTATGATTCAGTGCCTCTACCCAAGATTATCGCA